ATGCTACCAGTAGTAGATGCAGAAGTAATAACAACTAATAATGAACAAGAAACTAAATAACATTAAGGAAGGGGAATACTATGCTAACTTTAATTTCGTAGGCGAGTATATTGTAAAATCACGTAGAGCAAAACCAGACAACAAACCATTAAACGAAATGTATTTTGCGTGGCAGGAAGTAGGGTTTTATGTACACAATCTAATAACTAACGAGAGGTTATACGAACAGTCGTTAAGTGAATATCGTAGTGATAAGATACGAGCAGTAGAAAGAGCAAGAATTGCTGATAAAAAAATAGAAGAGTTAGAACAAGAGATAGTGAAACTTAAAACTAAATTAGATGTTGGTATTTAAAATTATACTTGGATACGGTGTGTTAAGGTTGATGGAGGCTATGATAGTAAAAACATATAAAGATAGATTATGAGTGATAGTTTAAGAAAGTGGATAGATATGCAAAACGATAGATGGACAATGGACTCATCATATAACCACAAACCTAAAGACCCTATAGTTGAAATGGTGGTAAGTAAGATGCGTGAACGTAGCGCGGATGGGATTAATAAATACAATACTACCCTATACGATAGCCCTGATGGCTTTTATACGTTCCTTAACCATTTGCAGGAAGAACTATTAGATGCTGCTTTATACATACAAAAACTAAAACAACAGAAATGAAAGAAAGTGTTTTAATAAAAATGCAATACGATTTAAAGATTGCTCAACAAGCTTTAGCAGTTGCATTACATAAAATAGAACAGCTAGAAAAAAAAGTTTTTGAAAAAAAAGAATAATATTGTTGTATGTTAAAAAAATGTTTATTACATTTACAAAGTAAAACAAACAACAATGAACAAATATAATAGAGTAGTACACGAAAACCTTTTTAACGAGTGGCCAACTAAAGAGCTATTTGAATTGAAATACCATATTGAAGGTAAAGAAGAACAAAACTCACACGACATTAGGACCTTAGAAGTGCTTAAAGTTGTAATTTCAAAAAGGTAATATGAGTTTTAATTATAACAACTGGTATTGGTCTGAACTTACAGAACAAGAACTTATAGCTATTACAAAAGATAATAGGTTAGGCAGTGAACAGCTACGAGCCCAACAGGAACTTGATAGGCGTACACAGGAACAAACTGAATTTTTAGAATTATGATAACACTATTAAACGGCGACCACTGGGGCAAAGAAGAAATACTAACTCAAATGTACGATGACGACTTTTACTATGGGCATTTAGGTAAATACGCTTTAAGCAGTAGTAGCCTAAAAACAATTTTAAAAAGCCCTAAAACATACAGGAATATATTAAAGTATGGTAATGATACTGATAGCCCTGCACTTGCAGCAGGTAAGTTAGTACATTGGATGGTACTTGAGCCACACAAAATTGACAAGCTACATTTTGTTGACGCTTCTACAAAAAACACTAACAAGTATAAAGATGCAAAATCAAAGTATGGAGAGGTGTTTTTAACAAAAGAAAGAAGTGCAGCAGAAAGGTTAGCTGATGCGGTGTTAAGGAATGAAGCAGCAATAAGGCTGCTAAACAAATCAGAGTTTGAAGTACCTGCTATAGAAATGATAAATGATTTACCGTTTAGGGGTAAGGCTGATATTATACAGGATGATACTATTATAGACCTTAAAACCACAGCCGACCTCAACACTTTTAAATATAGTGCTGACAAATATGGGTATGACTTACAAGCGTGGCTATACCTAAAGCTATTTAATAAAAGTAAATTTGTATTTTTAATAGTTGACAAAGCCAGTACTGATATAGGCATTTACGATGTAAGCGATGACTTTTTAAAGCGTGGTGAGCAAAAGTTTAGGCAAGCTGTAGATAATTACAAATACTTTTTTGAACAAGAGAATGATTTAGATCAATATGTAATGCGAGGAATATTATGAAACTATTTGAGGATAACTGGGGTGTAGACAATAGCCCTGTAGACGAAACAGAAATAACTACTACAATTTTATATTTTAGTAAGCAAGAACTAAGGCAATTTAAAAAGCTTTGCAAAGCTGGTATAAAAATAGAGTTTAACGAAGAGTATCAACAAAAGGGAAACCTTAGTGACTTTTTATTAAAAATATTAAATGAACGATATGGAACAGTATAGGTTAAAAAGAATACTTGACGAAAAGCAAGCTGCAAAGCTTAAAACAAAGTACCTAAGCAAAAAGCATTATAACAAACTAATTACAAGTGATGCTGATGGATACGACTATTATACTGGTGAGTTATTGTTTAGGTATCGTAAAAACGCAATACCTTTTGACTTATTAAAAAGCGGTTACGAAGCTTTTAAAAACAGTATAGAACTTACAGAAAGCAGGGGCGCAGCAAGTGGAAGCAGCCACAAACGTATTCGCAAAGATGGCTCAGTAAGTAATATAACTGTAGGTAATAAGGTTGAGTCAGGTAGTGTAGGGTATATGGATAAAAGTGCGATGGTGCATTACTGTAGAAAAACAGCATTTGCTAAAAAATACTTTGAAGAGTTTAAATCAGGTATTCCGTTTGTACAATACATAGACAAAAAGTATGAGGAACTTTGCCCTGAACATTACGCTAGACAAAAAGCTATAGCAGTAGGCACGAATCAAAACTATGTAATAGACGATACTAGCTTTACAACAGTTACAGTAAATAAAAACTTTAGGACTGCGGTGCATCAAGATGCTGGCGACTTTAGGGATGGGTTTGGTAACTTAGTTATTTACAGAGAAGGTAAATGGGGTGGAGGTTATTTTGTACTTCCTGAGTATGGGGTTGCTATTGATATGCAAAATACAGACTTGTTATTTGTTGATGTACACAAATGGCACGGAAACACAGAATATACAAACTGTGAGGATGACTGGCTACGGATTAGCTTTGTATTATACTATAGAGAATATATGTACCAATGTAAAAGCCCTACCGAACAGCTACAAGAAATTAAACAAGAAAAAACAGGATATTTAACTTTATAACAATGGACAAGAACAAACAAGAAAAAGCTAGTATATTTGAAGACTTCGTTTACGATTACTTCATAGATAATTTAAAATTCAACTTGAGTCATTATTCAAGTAAACCAGCGCAATTTAAAAGAGGCGAAAACAGACAAGGGATAGAAATAAAAAATGATAATTTATATAATATATATGGCAACCTTTTTATATCAGTTGAAAGGCGAATGGAGTGGGGTGAAGTTAATGGTAGTGGGATATTTAGAGAAACAGATACAGAACAGTTATTGTATGTAATAGGTGATGAATATAACTTCTGGGTATTGGCTACAAAACATTTAAGGGCTTATTATGAAAAGCATCAGCCTGAATTATTTGGAGGTTTTAAAACACCTAAGTCAAGAGACTATGGGTATAAGTTGCCTATAGGGGTAGCTGATAGGATGTGCATTCACAAATACACAAACCAAACTAAATTAAATTTATCAGAATGATAGGGAGGTTTTGTGATTTAAATAATATTGATGAAGTATCTGATTTAAAAAAAGGTATGGACTTTAGGCTTCCACAATATAGGCGAGAAGTTTTCCTAAGGTTTTATGAATACCATATTAAATACAAAGGACACGCTGGTGCAGTATATTACGCAATGCCTTATATATTTGAAAACCTTAAAATGAGTGTTGAGGAAAAGCTCTGGTTTTGTTTTATAAATGGCTGTACTCAAAATGTATTAACCAGTTATTTAATATTCATAAACTTCCCAGACTTTAAAAATTTAAATACAGATTCACTAAGTGTATGGTTCTACCGTAATTACAAAAAGTTGGCTTTTGATACAGACAGGCGTTATTTTAAAAATAGTTTTTGCTCTGATGTAATACATTATAAAAACCTTTTAAATGGCCTAAATCAAGAGCAGTACTTTGATAGAATATTTGTAAGCAATGATCCATACTATAATTTTGATTTGCTATGGCAAGAGGTATTGATATCATATAAACACTTTGGCAGGCTTACAACTTTTTCATATATAGAATATTTAAAAATAGCTGGGTTAAATGTTGATTGCAGTAATTTATTCCTTGATGATTTAAAAGGAAGCAAAAGCCATAGGAATGGTTTATGTAAAGTATTAGGTAGGGATGATTTAGATTGGCACGGTGATAATGCTCCTGAATATAACCCAGAAGTTATTGACTGGCTAAAGCACGAGGGTGAGGTATTACTTCAAGAAGCTAAAGAAAGGATTAATGATAAAGATGTAAGTTACTTTACATTGGAAACAACTTTTTGCTGTTATAAAGGCTGGCATAGAGTTAACAGAAGGTATCCTAATGTATATAATGATATGTTTTATGATAGGATAAAATATGCTGAAAAAAACAACCCAAGTCAAAACTTTAATATATTTTGGGATTGTAGAAAAAAGTATTTACCAAAAGAATTAAGACTTGAGGACAACCCTAATGACTATGGGCTTTGTATAAAAAAACAGAATCATTATAGGTTAACAGGCGAAGTAATTATGAT